ACTGATTGTAGAACGCTGCGGCTGCCCACTTAGCGGTGTACCATTTTTGGATTTTGATGTCATGAGGGGCTGCGGAAGTCAGCCAAGCCTCTGCTTCGCAATGTGCCCAATAGGCCTGTGCCCAAGCTTCATGATCAGCATTGAAATCGGGGAAGTCTAAACTTAGCCACGAGGCTGTATGTCCCCTGCGCACACTGTGGGCCACCCATTCCACCACATCGGCGGGAGCCTGTTTGAACCGCATCCCCCTAACATTCCCATGTTTCTCAACATGGACAGTTGGATAAGACTCAACTATGAAGTGTTCATCATTGGAGGCGTAGAGTGGGCGGGCCTTCTCCCCTGGTTCACATTTTGTACTGGATCGAGCGGCGTTGATGGGGGGACTAAGAAGCAAGTCGTATATGGCTTCATCGGAGTGGGTCTCCAGCACTTCCTTCTTCGAGCCGCGATCACCGGAGCTGAGGTTCTGAGGATCTGCTTCAATTACTGGGTCCAGACGATGCCTATTGCTTGTTGAACCCCCGGGGGCCCACGCCCACCTTGAGGCCCACCATTCGTCAATGTCCTCCAGTGAAGCCTTCTGGGCCACATCGTGGATCATTTCGGTAGCCACCTCCTTTGCGCAATGTGCCCAGGTGTTGACCCAGTGGTCCCTGGACAGAGTCCCAGTTGGGGTGACAGCTAGGTGGACATTGGGTCTCTCAACGCGCACTGTGTATTCGTTGTGCCAATTGGCCTCCTCCTTAACCCGTCCAGCGCAGTTGAGCAGTTTGCGGAGTTCAAGCATGACTGTTGGTGGGAGGAGCTGCCCTTTATAGCTGGCCCTGGGACAGCGACGCAATGAGTTTGCCCACGATTTAAGCTCCTTAATCCATATCGCGATTGGGATCAAATGTACTTCCCATGCCAGCAGGAGGGACAATAGGATTGGGGTGATGCAGTTCATTCCGAGCCAGATGGCAGCCACACTCCACTCCAACCATCCTTCATTCACATCCAGTAGGACGTGTTCCCAGGCAAGGAGTGGTCTATTGAGG